AGCACCAAGGGTTGCAAATGCCCTAAAGATAATGCCTGTTGCACTGACTGATGTTCCTGCAAATTTGTTGACTGCTGCAACTACCAGGTAAAGCAAAGCAATCAGGGCAATTATAGCAATGATTATCCATGTGATAGGACATGCCAACAGTGCTGTGTTCAATCCCATTTGTGCTGCTGCCTGTGCTGTTGTTGCTGCCACTGCTGTTCCTGTCGCTGCTGCATGTGCATAGGTTGCCACAATGCTTGCCAATTTGATTCCTTTGCTTATCAGTTCAAGTCCATTAGTGACCGCCAAATAACCTGCATAAATACCAAGTGCAGTTGTCACAGCACCCACAACAGGTGCAATCATTGACCAGTTGTCATAAATGAACCCACCGACTGCTGCAACCAATTCAAAGATTTCAGTAACAATGCCCGAAACCACAACCAAAGCAGTTGTGACCCCTGCTGCCATTCTATTGAACTGCTCACTGTTGGCAATTTCATTCAGCTTTTTCAGTATTGGTTGAAACTGCACCAGTGCCTGGTTCTTGATGGAAGTCCACACCTGACCAAAGGTCATTGGCATATTTTCAAATCGGGATTCAATTTCATCAGCGGAACTGAACAATGCAGCCTTTATGACATCAGCGGTCAGCATACCTTCTGATGCCCAGTCTTTCATTGTTCCTTCTACACCCTGGACATTGACCATGTAATCTTCAATTGCTTTGGCAAGCAAGGGGGCATTTTCAATGATGCTTCGGTATTCATCACCTTGCAACCTTCCTGATGCCATTGCCTGTGTCAACTGGTACATTGCAGATGCCTGTTCCTGTGCAGAAGCACCGCCAATGATGAAGTTCTTGTTCATCAGTTCCTGGAAGGCAATGATTTCATCATTACCGCTGAATGCCTTACCTGCAAGCAAACCAAGCTTTGAAACTGTGTTGATTGTGTCCTGATATGCTGCTCTTGACCGCTGTGCAGAAGCATATATCTTGTTTTCCAGTTCTTGAACCGAACCACCATCATCAACAATAAGGGAAAGCCTGGATTCTGCCAATGACATTGCATCCGATAGACCCAGGACTTCTGTTGCTGCTCTGACCGATATGTAAGCAGCAGCCATCTTCTTAATTGTTGACATCAGATTGTCAGCATGTTTCTGACCTTCTTGAATCCTTTGATTGAACCTTCCTTGTTCGTCAACATTATCCCTTAAATACATTTCTGTTTCAGAAATAGTGTTCTGTAACTGGTCATAAGCTGCATTAGCATTGGAAATGTCCATTTCTTCCATTGCCTGATTCAATTCCCTTTGCTGCTCAACCGCTTGGTTCAACCTTGACCGCAGCCTTTCAAGACCATTGTTCACTTCATCAGAAGCAACCTGGTTTATTGGATTGCGTTCAATTTGTTGAATTATGGATTGAATTCTTTGAATTCTACTATTCACGCTGTTCAAATCAGCAACCATGTTGTCAGGGAACAAATCAGTCTGTGCAGCGGTGTCAGAAATCTGCTGCTGTGTTGTGTGCAAAGTGTTCAGCATATTATTTGCAGATTGGATTTCCGATTCAAAGCGTTCAATACCTGAATTCGTGAAAATATCCATTCCGCTGCTTTGCCAGGAAATAGGTACTTCAACAGGTGCAGGCTGTTCAATCAGTGGTTCAGGCACAATGACATCAGGTGTGTTTATAGGAACATTTATTCCTGATGCTTCAAGTTCATGCAATGCCATAGTAGCTTGGTTTATCTGTTCCCTTGCTGCTTCAATTGAAGAAGTGTCAATGTCCTGTGCAGCAGTGTTCTGCATATCCTGAAACCCTGAAATAGTAAGGTTCAAAGCGTTCAGAATACCATGAAGTGGTGCTGTCATTCTGTCTGTCAATTCAATTGCTGTGCTGATTGTAGCCATGTTTATCACCTGCCTTTCTGATTATTTCTTTTTCGCCCTTTTTATCTTTTCAGCTTCTTCTTTTTCAGCTTCCATCTTTATTTTTATAGAAGCAATCACAAAAGCTTTTTCCTGGTCATCCAAAGCAATGAATTCAGAAGGCAACATGTGCAGCTTGTGCAAGCAGTAGTGGGCAAATACTGCATCACTGTCACCTTCTTCAATTAGTTTTTTGCTTCTTCAACCTTTTCTTCCAAACTGGTATCAAATCCATTGAACTGCTGAATGAAAGCAGCAAATTCATTGTATTCACCAGGGTCATCAATCATTTCCTTCAACAGTTCTTCGGGTGTTTTCACACCGTAACTGTCCTGTAATTCCGCATCATAAAGATTCGGGTAAACAATACATGCAACCATGGTCTTTGCCAGGTACAGGGAAGTGTTCAACTTCGGTCTGAACATGTTTGGTTTCCCTTTCACAGGAACTTCAATCATGCAGGATTCACGAATATTTTCATTGTCCTTTGTGGTCAAAGGCTTGATTTCCCAAAGTAAAGGCTTCCCATTTTCATCAAGCAATGACTTGGTTGCAGGGTATGTTGTATTCTCTTTCTGAATTTTGTTCTTCTTCAAAAACAGGCTTAAATTTGACATAATATCCACCTTTCTTTTCTTAAAACTAAAAATGCCTCTGGATGTTCAGCACTGTCCGAACTACCCAGGGGCATTATACTTGTGTTTTTAACGCATCCCTGCAAGTAAAGTGAAGCTTTCAGGCATCTTGAAATCCTCAAATGTGAAGTCAATATCTTCATCAAGGTATTCACCATCAGCATCAAACTTTGCAAGTATGCCACCATCAGTGTTGCAGTCCATAAACACAATGGTCTGCCTTCCTGCTGCACTTGTCGGGTCATCATTGGTGACCTGAATTTCAAAGTACACATCTTCACCAGTGTCCTTGTACTTTTGTAGAAGTGTTCTGAAAATAGACTGGTTATAATGTGCAGTAGCAGAACCAGTGCCTTTCCAACCAGTTGCCTTGTTTCCAATTCCAGTCTTACCCAGGATGGGAACTTCGGTCTTGTTCTTTTCAAACTTTGCTTCAAAGTTTATCATCTGCATGAAGTTGTATCTGTTGCCTTCAATGGTAACAAAGCATTCAGCAAGCTTTGCAGAAATTGCATCTTTGCCTTTCATAACAATGTTGTTAATCATTGCGTTTTACCCCCTTCCTTACTGAACAATGCAGGTCATATAAAGCTGTGTCATTGTATTCACAACAGTCACAACATCATTGACCACCACTGATTTCTTTGTATTGCCCTGTGAAACAGAAACATCAGCATCACTGAAATCTTCAATTGCTCTGATGGTCTGTAACTGTTCATGGTGCTTGACAATATCTGCCCAAAGGCTGATTCTGCCTGCTGCATCATTCGGAACAACACCCAGGTATTTTGTATTGAACAAAGTTGCAATGTCATTTGCAATTTGGTCAACAACCCTGATTGTCTGATTATCCTTGAATATGTCACCCTTGTCAGCAGTTGTGGTGACAAGACAGTTAATATCTTCAAGCACTCTGACCGAATCACCCACCGCATGGAAGATGAATTTTCCTGCAAGCAGTGCAGCTTCAAGTTCTGTCTGTGTGTAAGCCACATTGACAGTGTATTCACCATTATACTGCTTGTTGGTTAAGGATTTGTTGATTGCACATCCTGCCAAAGCACCACCAACCCAGTACACCATTTCAGTGCCTGTGTTGTTCTCAACTGAAACAACACCTTCATAGTCAGCAGTTGTGTACTTGTGAATGACACACTGGAATTTAACACCGATTTCATCACGCATACGCTTTGTGAAATTGAAGTACAATCCCTTGGTTGTGCTATCACTGGAATCACAAATCAGCACATTGAAGGCATAAGCTTCCAAAGCACCCAGTGCATCAGAATGGTCTGAACCAATCACACTTGCATTTGAACCACCTGTAAGTGCTGTTCCTGCTGTGTTGGAAAGTGCAACATCATCCTTCCAAACAACAAAATCATTGTCAGCAAGTGCAGTTGTCTTTCCTGATGTCAAAACTGTTTGAAGGTCAACAAGCTGACCACCAACATATGTCTTTACATCAGATTCGGTTGCATCATCAACATTGGTTGAAATTGCAATCTTGATGTCATTACCCCTTGTGCCTGCATGCTTTGCAGTTGCATAAGTGTTCTGTGCCTTTGTGCCTGTTCCAAGCCTATACACAAACACTTTGACCGCATTCATGAATATTTCACGCAAAGGTTTCATTTCATCATCAGTATAGGAATATCCAAACAGCTTGAAGCAGTTCTTTTGGAAATCGCCTTTTTCAACTGTGATAACAGCACCTTCCTGCCCCCACTTCAAATTTAGTGGAATTGCAACAATACCCCTGTCAGACAATTCTGCACTTGCGGAAGATGCACTGATTACATTGATATAGCTGCCAGGAAGTATTTTATTCTGTGTAACAAAAGTACCACCGCCCAGTGCCATATTAGTTCACCTTACCTTTCATATATTTTTCCACCCTGGAAACAACATCATCAAGTGTGTATTCCTTGCCATCTTCCAGGATAGTGTTCAGCAAATCTTTTTGACCGCTGAACCTTTTCGATTCTACCAACTGACTTTTTGAAAACTTAATTTCAACAATGTCAGGTTCTTTGACTTCTTTTGCCATTGCACATCATCCTTTCTTACCTTAAATCAGATTCATGAACCATTTCATCCATCAGGTCTGCATCCTCAACCTTATAAACAAACATGTTAAAGTTCACAAGGAAGTTCAGAACATCATCAACAAATTCA